TCTTGCGGGGTCTTGGGCATCGTTCCCAGCAGTTCCACGGCCTTTGGCGTTTCCAGTAATCCATTCTGCGCAAGATCAACGACGGCATCCACAACGTCTTTTTGCGTCACATTTGGGCCCAAATTCGCCAATGAGCCTACGCGGCTAGCCGTCGCCACTTGTTTCTTATAGGCGAGATCGAATTGCTTTGCCGCAAGGTCTTGTTGGGAAACCTGATTCTGCGTGATCGCCTGATTGATCTGCGGCAGGTTATAGGCGGCGGGTCCTTGCGCCACCAGCCCGCGCAATTGGTTCCAGTCGGTTTGGCCGGTTTCCGGATTGGTCGCCTGTTTGAACGCCTCGCTAGTAGCGAGATTCGCTTGAATCTGCTGCTTCTGCGCCTGCGCACCTAGCAAAGCGTTAGACACCTGCGCCACTTGCCCAATCCCTTGCAGGTAATTGGGCTGCTGGATGTTGCCGATAATGCGAGGATCGACGTTTTCTAGTGCCATGTTTGACCTTAACCGTAGGGGACGCCTTGCGGGCTGCTCATATCAACCGGATAACTTTGTGCGCTCTGCTGCCCGCCATAAAGGCTATTCTGCGCACCGCCGCCAAGCGCCTGATTCAGATAATAGCCCTGAATGCCATTACCAATTGCGCCATTCACGGCGTTACCCATATTGGTATAGGCTGCTGCTTGCGCATTCCCAGCCCCGATCAGCGCATTGCCCACATTACCCGCAACCTGAATACCTGCGTTACCGACGCCTGCTGCCGCATTCTGGCCGAGACTCACCAGACCGGACAAGCGGTTCGCCGCGTTCTGCCCGACGTGGTAGTTCGTATTGAAGTTCTGCAGCGCGTTCTGATACTGCTGCTGGTAGGTCTGGCTAGCCAAACCCGTGCCGAACTGTTCCGCGCCCTTGATCTGCGCGCCCGAATAGCCCAGCCCCTTTGCCGCCGCCGAGTTCTGCACGCCTTTCAGGCCTTGTTGCAGCGCAAACTGATAGCCTGGCGTCTGCTCCAGTTGCGACATGGACGGATTGAACGAGAACTGTGGACTGAGTTGGCCGCTGGCTAGCATTGCCTGATATTGCGACAGTGCATCCGTCCCCGCCTGCATGTAGGGCGACTGGTTCGCCTGCATCTGGTCCAGCGCGGCATATTGCACGCCAGCAGCCGTATTAGCGGCATCCCGTTGGGCGCCAGCCGCCTTATTCCCTGCCATCGTGGTAGCCACGCCACCCACCACTGCGCCGCCAATCACTGCCGCTGCGACCATGTCAATCTCCTAACCACTTGCAGTACGTTTTTTCCACGGCCTCAAACCTACGGCGACGGAACATGACTCCAATGTCTTTGTGGAGCTTAGTTCCCATAAACCAGCGCTTCACACCGCGTCGCCTAAGTTCCTTCTCCGCACAGTCAATCATCATGAGAAATCCCTTGCCAAAAGGATCTCTGAAGTCAGGCGAGCAAAATGCGATATCCATGATCGCGGTGAGGCACGTGCTGTAATGCAGGCCCGGCGCCACGAACAGAATGATGTAGCCGATCAACGCCCCATTCTCACGCAGTGTCACGAAACACAGTTCCCCGGCCTTTTCGCGCGCATCGTAGATATGCCATTGCGGCGACAGCGGAACGTGATCCTTGTTGAGCGCTAGTTCCTGATAATGCGTATCGAGGAGCGTTTTAAGCTCCTCAACGTTCTGCATGAAGGGTTCGATCTGGGCGGTAATCATCGCTTCAATCGCAGGTCAATCACCATGTGGATGCGGTCTACGGCGCTATTGTTGATTACCTGATGCTCATTGGCATTTTCGAACCACCAACAATCGCCAGCAGCCATATAAACGCTTTCGTCCTCACAGATGAAATTGCAGCCCGGTCCGCTCTGCAGGCTCACGTGAAAACGATCCCAATACGTCGCATGTTCCGGCGTATCCTTGTGCGGGAAAATCACGCCGCCCGGCTTGATCTTGTTGATCATGATCCGGCCTAGCCGCGTCGCTTTCGTGTAGGCCATCAGGCCATAGACGATCGAATGCGCTTCCGGCAGCAGATCCCACGCGGGATAGAAGATGCTTTCGTGCTGGTCGAACTGCGATGCGCCCTGTTTGTACTTCTCCAGTTCAGCCTCTTGCTCGAACACCCGCTTTTCGGGGAATCGCAGCATGATCGATTCGACTTCGCCAAATGGCCCTTGCGGATAATCGCGCAGATAGGTATCCGCCTTCCACAGATCCGGCTGACGCTTGATGGCCAGCAGTAGGGGAAGAACGTCGTTTTGGCCGATCTTTTGGAAGTTTTTCATCAGTTAGACGCTTTCGGCACCGGAAACGGTCAGGGTCACGCCATTACCCGATGCAAACAGGATTTCCTGATTATATAGCTTATGATTAATCAAATCATAGACCGGCGAGGTTTTCGCGGCAGGCACCACTACGCGCCCCACATGGGTCGCATCTGCCGCCGAACCGGCATTCGGGGCGATATAGCAATCCACCGTCACAGGCGATCCGGTCGGATTCCAGACCGTGGCCGCCGTAATCGTGGCGGAGGTATTCACTGACGGCTGATAGATATTGGCGGGCGTACCCGTCAACGATGCTTGCGCCAACTGCTTCCATGTCGTTGCCATGTTTATCCTTATCGGGCGCGGCGTGCGCCAATGAATCCATAAGCAGCCATTGTGCCACCCGAGAATGCGCTTTGCGCAACCAGATAGACCGTCGTATTCGAGGCCACACTATAGCGAACCGTGCCAATCGGATTAGCCAGTACCCCAACAATGCCCGCTCCAATGCCGCCGATCAGGAAGCCATTCTGCGCGTTGTGCGTGGCGCTGGTCGTTCCGGATGACCCGGCGATATAAGTCACCGCCGTCCCAGCAGCCGGGGTAAATTCCACCACGCCCGACACATCCCAATCTCCCGGCGTCAGGGTAATGCTGGTGACGTTGGCTGCCGTGCCTGTCGTCAGCGATACCGCCGATCCCGAGCCAATTACGCTGGTGATGTACTCGCCCACGCTTCCGGCATTGGCGTTGTTATTGGTCGTGGTCGCAATGATCCCGCCCGTTTGGGAAGGTGAGACCGAACCGAGCACCACCAGGTTACCCGCGTCCGTCACCGAAAGGATCACGTTGGAGTAGGCGTCGTTCGTGAGCTCCAGTTTCCCAGCCTGCGCGCGCAGCGTCTTGGATGGCGTAGTGCCGCCATTCCCCGCCAGCTTAAGATTCGCCCCATTGGCGCCCGTGTCCGTAATCAAGACGCTGGACGCCGAACCCGAGGTTGTTGAGGTGACGGTAGAAAAGGCGCCCGTACTAGCGCTGGCAGCCCCAATCGGCGTGCCATCAATCGCGCCGCCCGAGATAGAAACGTTGTCCGCATTCTGCTGCGCCATCGTTCCGACCGGGAATTGCACGGCGCCCAGATCAAACAAATCAGGCGCGGTTTGGGCCATCGGCACCGACCCGGCGTCAGGACTATCCTTGAAGACCGGCGCAGTCGGAGTCAATCCATTGATCTCCAGATCCTGGCTAAGAACGGTATTAACCAGTTTCTGGAATTCGGTTTCTGTGACGAACTCCGACCCGCCCGCGCCGCCTGTTCTGACCTGAAGCTGGAACAGAAACCGATACCAAGGTTCATTCACCAGCCCATCCTTGAGGAAAGGCGTGGCGAATGACGGCATCGGCGCCGATAGATTGGCCATTAGGCGAGCTGCGGCACCAACGCGATCAGGAAGTTCGCTGCCGTGCTGTCTGCGGTGCCAGGACCGACAATCGTCAGCGTATCGCCCGCGACGAACGTCACGTCATTGGCAAAGCTGAACGTGGCAGTCGTGCCGCCCGCGCCAATTGTGGCGGTACCGATGGAACTGCCATTCTTGTTGATCGTCAGCGCAGTCGAGGCCGTGGCAGCCACGGTCACCACGATCCGGCTCAGCGGCAGATTCTTCGGCAGGCGCATGAAGTTCAGCACCACATAGCCGTAAATGACCTGGCTGTTGGCGGGCTTGCCCGAGAAGAATTCCGACAGCGGGCCGGTCGGCTGGCTGAACTGCCAGTTTTGAATGTCAGTGACACGGATAACCGGCGAATTGCCGTTTTTGGAAACGTACAGGTCTTCGTTGCCAGTAAGAACGCGAGGCATATAGGGCTCCTATTGATTAGCCTTGTAATACTCTAGAAAGGCTCCATTGAGAGCCGTTTTAACGGGCGATGACCAGGACAGTTCAAAGATTCTGTCTCTAGCCATGCCCAACCGCTGAAACTGCACGCTGCGAATATAATCGCCTTCCTGGCCAATCGTATCCTTGATCGCATTGCCCCAGGTTCGGCCTGCCGTATCACTCCAGCGCAGGAAAACCGGAATCGGATCATTTGACCCATCGCCGTTACCGACCTCCATCGCGGCGATAAACTCCCGATACATCATCCGATCCCCGGAATCCATCAAATGTGGGAAGGATCGAATGCGCGGAATCGGATTCCCGACATCAGTATAAACGTTTAGGTCCAGCGCATAAAGATTGCCGCTCTGCCAATCCCCGACCACATGGGTATTATTGAAGAAGGCGAAGCAGTTCGCGCGATGGCGATGGAAATTACCGTTTGAATCCAGCCAGACGCGCTCGTGCCATTGTTCCGTGCTCAGGTCATACACCCAGGTCCGATCAGCAGTCGGGAACGTCAGGAAATAGAATAGATGGCCGTCTTGCTGGTAGGTAAAGCCGATCGCATCGTCAATCCGCGCATAGGACTGGAATTCGACTTCCATCGCATGCGTGGAAATACGCCGCGCCTCATAGCCGATGGAGCGCATCACCATCGCATGGCCCTGCGGATCTAGCGACAGCCAATAAATGCTTCCATCCATCTGACTAATCGAGCTAGCCGAGGCGCACCCGTGTTGCATAAAGACGCCATCAATGCGCCCAAACGTGAATGAGGTATCACCGGTATTCGCCCAGACTTCCGTGGTTTGCGTGCCGAACAGCCACACGTTGCGCTTGGTCACGCAGGTAGCGACGATGGGATCGGAATAGCCCAGCTTGGAGGCGAAATCCAGCGGATCGAATGTCGAGGCCTCAAACAGCGAGATATACCATTGCTTGGCATTCAGCTTGCTATTCAGGATGAAATAGCCATCGACGAAATCCACGCGATCCCCGCCAGCAAAGGAGGGGTCGGTAATCTTCTGCAGCGTGCCAGTGGCCAGCGTCACGGTCCAGCCGCTAGGCGAGCCGTCCACGATCATCAGGTCAATCGAGTTATCGACCATCGACACGAAGCCAGACGAACTATCAATCGTACCGAGACTGGTCATCGTCCAGTCGGCCTTGATCTGGTAGACCGTATTGCCAGCGACGCCGTAAAGCTGCTGATTGGAGGCGAGGAATAGCTGCCGCCATGGCTGATTGTTCGTGGCGGTGGCGAGCAGACGAAGTCCCGGCGTACAGTATTGTGTCGTCGGAAACGGAGAATCTTCCGGGTTATTTTCGGGGTATAGATTGATGCACCGCTGCGCCGCCGCAATGATGCTGCGCGCCTGGTAGGCGCCGAGCTTGAGCGGGATTCGCTTGGCGTCACCCATCAGAAGCCCCCGGAGATCGGCACATCGCCATAGATGCTGTAGGTGCCGCGACGGGCCTGGAAGATATCTGGCATCACCAGACGCGGGATTTGCGCGTTGGCTTCCTCGATGGCGTCCATTGTCGCTTTTGCTTTGCCCTGCACCACCGGATTCACTGGCAAGCCGTACATCGGGTACAGCTCCAGCGCCAGGTTGTACATCAGAGCGGCCTTGTACTCATCCGGCAGGATGATCTGATCGGATACATTCACGAAAGATTGCAACTGCTGCATCACCGTGATGTGGATCTCATACAGATTCGACGGGATCGGCCAGACGAACAGATTGCCGAGCGGATAGCCCGCATCGTAGAAGGCGAACTGGGGAAAGGCATTCAGCGTCTTCAGTTGAATGCGGTCGTAATCCTCGCGGGCGCGAAGCACCTTGAGCGGGTAATCGACCGGAAAGCCGCCGCCGTTCGGGAACTGGCGGAAATAGGCGAATTCCAGCTTTGAGGGACGAGCAATGTTGAAATCGCCCCCAGTACCGACCGTATAGGACTGCGCGCCCGTGGCAACCTTGGACGCCTCGACCAGTTGATAGACCATGTAGCGACGGCGTTGCCATTGCTTCATCATCATATTCATGATCTGGAAGGCGTCGTTCGTGTCTTCCGCCGAGGGATCTTGCCCGACACCAAGCACGTTCGCCATTTTTAGCGACAGCTTGATAATGTCGAGCGGGGTTGTCGGGAGAGGATTCGTCATTGATTTCTCATTTCAGAAGATGGCCCCTTTGGGCGGTTATGTCTTAGCGGGAAGAATTTAGTTGAGCTTGATCCAACCGACAGTACCCGTGCCGCGATATGCGTACAGGCCCGCGCCGGTACCGCTGATGACGTTGACGCCGGTGTAGGATGGCGTTCCCGAAAAGTTCACAATATCGTTGTTCTGAGGTGAGAGCACGAGCGTCGGACTAATAGCTATGCGGTCCGTCTTGCGCAGCCGTATTGTTCCGCTGGATACTAACGTGACAGTGCTGCTTCCGGCCCCAGTTGCCTGTCCATCCGAATAAGACAGCGTTGCGGCGCCAGAGGCAACGCGCGCGAGGTTCGTACCCGTGTTGATTGCGCCGCCTACATAGGTGATATCGGCACTGTATGCGCCATTCACAAATACAGGATGGACTTGATTGACGATCTGGCAATTATCGAATACCAAAGTGGCCGCAACACCCGCGCTTACGGCGGTGTTTATTTGCAATCCCTCTTTGACACCGTTGAAATAGCTATCGGAAATCTTCCCATAGACGATCTGAGCAGTCGATGCGCAAGCACGAT